AAGTTGGGTACTCGCTATCCATGCTCGAATATATGCGCGCGGGATTGCCTGTGCTGGCCTCCGATAACAAATCCGTCAGCGGATGCGTCGAGGATGGTGCCACCGGCTTGATTTACCGAGAAGACTGCGCTGAGTCAGCAATGGAAAAACTGATGACTCTCACCATCACTCCAAATCTACGCCGAACGATGGGCGAGAGAGGCGCCAAACGAGTAGCAGAGCATTTTTCGCTACTCAATACTCACTTAGCACTGATCAGCGCCATGCTTACTTCTTCGCCTTGAATCCTTGCCACATGCACTCGCCGAAGATGAAACCAAATGGCATGCCGGCTAATTCCAAGCCGGCAGCCATTAGTTCGCGGTCTTTGCCGTCAAAGCCGAGATAAGCGAGGAAGGAGCCGATCAGAACCCCATAGGACGAGTCATGACAAATTGCTGGCGGTCAGCCAGATACATAATGACCGCTAAACGTTATTGATGATGTACTTGTTAGATCCGTATTTAGCAGCGAACTGTCAGCTGTTGCCGCCGCAGTTTTCTTTGATAGACGGATTTGAGTTGTTGCCGCAGGGATCGTTCCGGTAATAGAGACGACTGCGGTATTTAACGCAACCAATGACGATATGGATGATGCTGAAAAATAGTTATCTCCCGTTTTGGCTGTAAAAGGCAACCCATTGATGGCTATCTGGCCTGTCGCGTCACCAGAGACTGCTGACAAAGTAATTCGCCCGGAAACAAATACATGACGCCCGATCCTTGTGTACGCAGCGGCGTTAACAGAATACGCCCAGCCGGTGCCACTACCGGTTACTCCAATCAACGTCGGCGTCCAAACACCTTCCTCATAATAATTAAAAATGCTGTCGCCGGCACCGAACTGCAAACCACCAACGACCGTGAACGCGCCTGCGGGCGATGACCCTGTTATCGTCTCAAGCTCAAGGGCGCAGTTGATCAAGCGATAATTCGCCCAATCAGCAGTTACTCCACCAGCCAGCGAAATATTGTATAACTCAAAGGCCCCTTCTTCTCTCGCCGCAGTCGGCTCAGAACCAGAAAGCCAGATGTGGTCTGACGGAAGAACGCCATCCTGTATGCGGTTATGCGTCGCCCCAGAGCTACCTATAAAAATCAACCCCCATTGCTCTGTGGCATACCCAAGAGTTATCGCATCTGTTCCGGCTCCGTCCGGGGCATAGCTACAACCGAGTTCTGTGTATAACCCACAAATCGAATTCCCTTTGTCCGATGGCGCAAATACAATGTTTGCGCCGAAATTATTTTCTGAAACAAGTCCATTTATTGATGCACCGCGATGGGGGCCAAAAAATACCCCGCATGACTCCTGGCGCAGCGTATCATCGGCCTCTCTGAATATTCCGGCAGACCCATTTGCATCACAATGTAGATCGCGAACGTAGAGCGCATTGATGTTGTCTTGCGCCGTCCATCCCCATCTATCGTCAGCAGCGCCAAGCTCAAACCCTCTGCCGGGATTTAAATAGGCCCGGCAGGATTCAATTGAGCCAGAATATGTACCGTTTACACTAAAGCCGGCGACCGTCGCACCTCTTGCTCTTGTATGCCGTAATTGTAGATCCTGCACTCTGGCGGTATATAGACAAAAACCAGCCTTTCCATTGGCGTCTAGCGTAATTCCCTGAATCGCCAGCCCCCATATTGTTGTATCAAATGATGCGGTAGGCTCGACCCCTGCATCGGCAGATGAGGCGCTAATAACGGCATGATTGTCGTAAGCAATAACCGTCCATCCTGCATAGGTTCCCGATCCAGTGACAGACGTCACATTGATTACGATCGCGCCTGTTCCGGAATCATAAGAGACAACAGTCCCATACATTCGATTATCGCTTGGCGAAGCTGTTACATAGGCAGTAATTGGCTGGCCAACAACAAAGCCAAGTCCTGACGAAACTGTCATGCCTCGGTTTCCAACAATCATCGATACAGATGTTGCAGCCGTCGATGCTATAACAGGCCAATAATCTCCATCGTAATAAATGACAGACTCCTGGGTTCCGTCCCATATTGGGCCGCCAGATTGTTGTGTGTACGGATATCGCGTTGCTAACGATGCGCTAATGAGGCCGACACCTCTATTCCTTGCAGGGTCAATGATCAGCGGTGACGTTATGCGGTATTTCCCTGGCGGGACAACGACTAAGCTATTGCTATCCAATGCAGATTGAAGATTTAAAGTATCGTCAGCAACGCCATCACCTGAAGCACCAAAGTCGGCCTTTAGATCAAACATCCTTGATTCGTTAACGATATGTTGCGTAGTCGCATTGCCTCCGGTCTTTTTGACGCCAATCAGTGCATCGCCGAGCGCCGTATCGGTGGTGTTTGCAAGGTCAGTCCTTAACTCGCCGCCAGCATTCGCTATATCGTTGATTGTCCACTTGGTTACAGAGGATGCATCCTTCAGCACAAATTTGTAACTAATGGCAGAGCCGAGCCAGATAACCACCGTATTGCCGGAAACCTGCGGCTCGCCACGAGCGTTTAATGTGATGACAGATCCGGCCGAGGTGCCGGCATCATCAATAAACATATTAGTTGGAGTGGTTGTATCGGCGAGATACGCTGTAATCGTTCCGCCAGATAGCGGAACGCCGGTATCAGTCAGGAATTGTGGAACGAAGGGTGTTGCCGGATAATAGGACATGCGCTTACTCCGTGTCGCTTCACAGCGATAACTTCTTAATCAGGCGAAAAAGATGGAATTCACCGATTTCATGGTGCTGAAAATGGCTGTTTTGTGCGGCGCAGCTTTTATCGCTGGCCTGCTTGGTTGGCTAGAATAACCAGCGGTGATGTTCGTAAAATATCCGCCCCGACACCTGGCGCACCCGCCTGCTGTAGCGACTGCATAGCTCTCGTTGCGGGTGCCGCAAACCGCTGCGCAGCCCCCGCTCCTCGGCCTAGGGCATAAGCGGCCTCACCAACCATTCTTGGGCTTGCCAGCGGTGCGCCAGCCAACAATTGCGGTTGAAATATCGCTGCGCCACCCAGCCCAGCCTTTTCAATCGCGCCAACCATGCCGCGCGGAGTCCACGAGTTCAGCGCCTGCCCCGCAATCGATGGCATCAGCTCAACGCCACCCTTTTGCTCCAGCTCGCTTGCTAGCGCCGTTCGATTGCCGTAATTGGTTTGCGCATTGTTCCTCAGCAGTGATTGCAATTTGCGAATTGCTGTATCTTTCGATGCCTTACTCCCGAGCGATAATGCCTTCTCAACCTCGGACAGTGTGCTGGAGGCTGACTGGTATTCCTTCATCACTTTTGCGTAAGCGGGTGCTTGCTTGACGATTTCGCCCTTGACCGAGTTATACAACTGATCAGCGGCTCGGCGTGCCGGCGTGCCAAACTGCGTGGAATCTCTCACATCGCCAATTGCCTGCTTGAGCGCATCCAAGCCTTCTGGCGTGTGGTATTCAGCAGGGTCAAGCGACTTCCATTGGTCAACGATGGTTTTGAGATCATCAACCGTATCAGCGGCTTTGCTCTTAATCTCGATGCCTTTAAATTTCCCGATGCCGGAAACGCTGCTCATTGCCTTATCGATCGGCGCGAAGTCCAGAACCGACTTGTCTTTGCTGATGTCGGCCATGCCGCTGCGATAAGCGGCCTGACGATCCGCGCGCATGTTCGCCAATCCCTGCTTGGCCGCATCAACCACGTCATCGAACTCAGATTGCCCGCGCATATTTTTAAGGAAGTCGTCGAGCCCGTTTTTGCCCGACTGGTACGCAACTTTGATCGCGTCCGCACCGGTGCCTGTCGTTGCTCCGAGAATGTGCGACAACAAACCGCCTGAGCCTTTCTTAATTAATTTGCCAGCCTCTCCCGCGAGCTTGACCGCACCCGGCATAGCCGCCCCTAGCAAAGCTCCGTCTCTGGCCTCTTCGGGGTCTATTAGACCCGCGGTTGCCGCGCCGACCACGCCGCCAGTGCCGGCCCTCAGCGTGGCATCAGCCACCTTGCCGCCAAGCGTTACAGCCTTGGGCGCATTCCCTAGCGAAAAGCCTCCTGAATTGAGCGCAGCAACGACTTTTGGAGCGGCGCCTACCGCCTGAGCGCCGCGACCAATAAGGCCGCCAACAGGGAGAGTGCCGGCGATTTCAGTAGCAATTTTCCCGCCCTTGAATGCCAGTGAATCAGGCTGTGCGCCAAGTGTTTCAAGGCCGGCGGTCATATCAGCGCGGCGCTGGCGATTGGACTCAAGCGACAAACCTTTTCCGGCAAATGCATCTTTTGCCATGTCGTAAGGGGCGATTATCGTTGCCCCTATCGATCCAGCACCACGCACCGCGCCAGCAGCAAGGTCTCCAACCGCTTGCCCAAAACCACCACTATCTTCTTGCGGCACCTGCTGAAGCTCGCTCAGTTTGAGCGTTTTGGGGGCGACTTGAATCTCGCTTAATTTCATCACAGCGGCTCCACGTCAGGATCGTTCGGATCGCCGCCAATGACGCGGTATTGTTTGCCATTAACCTCGATAACATCGCCAATCTTATGGCCTGATTGATCTGGCTCTGCGCCGATCGCGGCATCCACCTCAAACTGCCCAGTATCTTCAAGCGGCGCTACGCCGTTGTTAGCGCGACGCATATTGATCGCCTGCAATCGTAGCGCCGCACCCCTTTCGTTGATTTTCTGGATTTCTCCAAGCCGCTGGGAAACGAGCTTTGGGTCATTCAGGTTGGCAACCAGCTCATTCCATGCCCGCTGCGCATCGCCATCGGTTTGCACGCCGGCATTGAGCCGCAATGAATCGTTTCTCAGGCGCTCTAGAGAGGAATTGAGTGTGGCGAAATTCCTGCTTTGCGGTGAACTCATCCCACTGGCATTTCTCGCCTTACTGGCCAGATTGGCAACCGGCCCCAAATCCAGTTCGCCTGTATCAATCTGGCGCTTCAGTTCGCCGAGGTCAGATTGAATCGTGCTGCTGGTCTGAATGGCTTTGACATCTTCATTTTCCAGCTTCTGCAATGGCACAGGAAGCGGCTTGCTGGATGCGCCAGCGCTGGCAGGCGTTACGTCAACCGGGCTACCGCTGCCGAGATCAACCAGACGGCCATTGACCACCTTGAAGCTATCAGAGCGCGAACCACGCTGGTTCAATTGCCGCTCCTGAAGATCCAACATGCGCGTTTGGTATGGCGTCAGCTTTTCAGGTATTTCCTGCAAATCGGCAATATTGCCGCTCTGCTCATAGGCTGCGATAGATTCAGGAGTGGCCTTGCCGATCAGCGTAGTCAGGTCCTTGGGCTTGCGGCCCAACTCCTCTTTGAGGATTTCCCCGCCATAAACTTGCGATTTGTGGTAATCGAGGATAGCTTTCGCCTGCTCATCGTATTGTTGAGGAAATTGCGAAACATCATCTCCCCTGCTGGCAGCCTCCTGGAGGGCTTGCTGGTAAAACATGTTTTTCTGCGCAGGGTCAGACAGCCGATCAATGCCAACGGCGACATTGGCAATCTTCTTTTGCGCCTGCTCCATGCGTTTCGCAGCGTACTCCTGATCGGCCATCGCCATTTGTCTTTGGCCTAATGAAATTCGCTGCTGATTCATCTCGCGATCTTGCGCCGCTGCTTTTTGCTGATCAGCAGCGGCCAGTCCGCGCATGGCTGAGCCGAGAATATCCGGGCCTTGTGATTGTGCGATAAGTTGGTTAATTGCAGATGCCATATCACGTTATCCCGTAGCGTCTGTTTACTTGGGTGTAACTGGTTGGGTCATAACCGCCATCGCCAGAGCGCCCGTACATATAGGCTCCAGCACCGATGCCTTGATTAATCGCATTACTCCACGCATTACCCTGACCAAGATATCCAGAGGCTCTTGCATCAGCAGAGTTTTGCTTGGCCTGCCCTATAATCTGCCCGGCCTGCATGCCCTGGCTGCCAAGATTTGCGGCTGTCGTTTGCCCGACGCCGGCCATTGCCGCTAACGCGTTTCGATAGGTGTTTAATTGCTGAGAGGCGGCACCCTGACCGTAGCGAGTCAGTTCTTTCATGGCGCGCCCAGAGTTGGACAGCCCGCGAGCCGCAAGACCGGCATTGACCGCGCGATTGCCTTCCTGAAATGCAAATTGATAGTCGGGGGAGTTAAAAAACGCGGAATAATCCGGGCGCTGCGAAAAGCCGCCGCGATTTACCGGGGTAATAGATGATGGCTTGGGTAATTTTCCTGCCGCTTTAAGCCGATTGTATTCGTCGCTACCTCGCATATCCGCGAGTACGTCTTGCACATCCCAGCCGAGGTAATATTTACCGCCACTGGAGTCAGCATCCCGGCCTAGTACTTCACGATACAGCTGATTAAGATCATCCAGCGAATCAATGCTACCCCCGCGCTGCGATAACGGTTTTGTCGCCTCCGGATCGTCGCTGTACATAACGCCATTGAGGGCGGCAAGTTGCCGTAATGCGTTCTGACCCGTGCCAAGCCACGGCATTTGGTCTTTGCGGGATTGGTCGTACATATCCCACTGAACCTGCGCGGCAGCATCGGAGCCTTTTTCAGAGGATTTTGCCGCTTTCTTGGCATTTTGCGAGCTTACGTACCCGCCGACTACAGCACTTCCAACAGCCGCTGCCGCTACCATGTTATAACCCCGCTCCTCGTCTCACGACGATGAATTTTGTTTTACAGCATTTTGCTGTAGTACGTCTCTACCTTTGAGAAATCGAGATATTCAAATAACTTGCTTGCATCTTTATGCACTTTTGAGCCGACGAACCAGCGATCGACACCACGGCGCTTGAGCTCTGACTCGACCGCCTTAAATAGCCGCACACCACCGCGCGCCCCGCGGCTGTCTGGCACCACATAAAAAATATCCATCGTGCAGGTTAGGCACGTTCTATAATGCAACCCAGGTGCAACAAATCCGATGAAATACCCAACCAGTACCCCCAGATCCCTCAGCGTGACGAAAACAACTTCGCCCGCCGAATCCCGCTGCAAATAAATTTCGTATTGCGGATCGAGCGGAACAGAGTCCTTGTTCAACGCAAGCTCTTCGTAATGAAGCGGCAATAATCGCTTCAGCTCATCCAGCGCATCGGTAAAGCTCTCAACTTGAGCGGTCAGCATTTGATATCCACAACAATATGAATGCGGTCATCAGCAGAGTTGTTTATTACAGAGTGCTCCAAGGCGCCGTTGAACCACCACACCTCCCCGGTCTGCATGCAAACTGTCTCGCCTCCACACATGAACAAACTTCCCGGCAGCCCCTGTAAAACAATGTGGTACCGAGAGTAATACTGCTCATTGTCGTAGTGGACAGAAAGATCATCGCCAATGTCTTTATGGGGATAAATTTGACTGCCCGGCTTCATGCGCGAGATAAAACACCGGCCAAGCCTTTGCCCCTCGACCGCCGACATCAGTGTCATGACAAGGTGCCGAACCTGCGGCAAGCAATCCCAGGCAGGATAATTTATGCTTTCTCTGTGGTCGTAGAACGCCGATTCCGAAATAGCCTGCCGGCACTTTTCAAGATCGTTCATCCGCAGCCAAATATCGTCCAGCTCTCGGTGCGGAGTACCCTCCGCCTGGGTGCGCAATTGGTTCTGATTCCACAGATCAGCATGTTGATTCAGGGCATTCATTGCGGGAACGACATCGATTTGCGCGAGCCGGTAAAAATTTCTCATCGCGTAAACACCACCAGCGACTGACCCTCGCCGACTTCAAACTCCGCCGACTGCTCAGGTAATAGCTGGGCCTCTGATACGCAGTCAATTTCCTGCCTTTCGGCGTCTACCCGCATGAGCCGTGTAATCACTGGATTTTGCGTATCACTGTTTGTCAATGTAATGTTCATGATTCCCCTTATACGGCCTGCCCGTTGGCGATCAGCAGCGCCCTGAGTTGATTGGTTAATGCCTTTAAATCGTTGAGCATTGTTTGCTCTGTAGCGGTGTAGGCAGCGCCGGCAGTCGCGGAAATAGCTGCATTAACCGCCGCTTCGGTTTGCGGTGTTTTACCGTTGCACCCAAACCCGTTAGTCAGCGTCAGGTTATCAAATGTCGGCCCTGATGTTGTCGCAATATTTTGCGGGGTGGACAGCGTAATCCCCCCGGCGGAGTTGGTGACCGACACCTGATTAGCTGTTCCGGTTATGGCTGCGCGCACGGGCGCAGCGCCCGTCGAACCAATTAGCAGCTGCCCATTCGTGGGGGCGGCAGTACTGGTTAATGCGCCACCCGCGCCGCTGTACATAAATGAATTGGCCGTCAGCCCAGAGAGTGTCAGCCCCGTATACGTCGGGCTTGATCCAACCCCGATATTCTGTGGCAGCGATAACGTAATGCCACCCGCCGAGTTGGTGACCGTGATTTGATTGGCGGTCCCTGTCAGTTGCGCGGCAACTGGATCACTCCCCGTGCTGCCAATCAATAATTGGCCGTTCGTCGGGGCGGCCGTCGAAGATAGAAGACCACCAGCGCCCGAATAGAGGAATGACCTCGCCGTTAACCCCGACAGCGTTAGCGCGGAAAATGTCGGCGCGGCAGCGGCATGAATATCTTGCGGGGTCGAAAGCGTAATCGTGCCTGCGCCGTTCGTGACGGTAATGCGATTGACCGTACCAGTCAGCGATGCCAGTGAGGGCGATGCGCCTGTGCTCCCTACTAGAATCTGTCCATTGGTAGGGGCTATCGTCGAAGTCAGCTCGCCGGAGCCGTTGAGATAAACAACCCCATAAGGGGTTCCGCTCGCCGGTACGTACACGAACGATACCGGTAGAGTGCTGTTTTCTCCGCCGAACAAGGCAGCAATTCGACCAAGCGCTTTAAGGAACTCCGATGTAGCCAGCCCGGTATCTGGGTCGATAATCGGCGCTCTTGCTGGCCACAAGCGATACACATCGGTCATGCGATCACCGCGTAACAATCGGCCATGTAAAACGGCACCGGATCGGTTACATAAAATTCGTAGAGTCTTTGGCGAGAGCCGCCCATATGCCGAACAATCGGCTGCTGAACATAATCCCCGCCAACCCCTAGCCCTAGCTGTCTTTCATTGCTCCACGACTGGCCGTTGTCATCCGACCATCGAACCACCATCTTCGGATCGGACCCTTGTCCGGTTGTTAGTCCGTTACCAACATCCATAACGAACTTGATTTTTTTGTACCGCAACCGCCTGCCGTCTTCGGCAATAACGCGAGCCCTGCGCAACACACGGAGGATTGCGCCGTCATCGTCGTACGCATCGCGATCGATCGAATAGAGGTTCCCCTCTATCCCGCCAAACAAATGCTTTCCGTAGGCGTTGACATAGGCCGCCGAATGATGGGTTTCGTAATCCCAATGCTTGCGCTTGTGCCATTGCTGGGTGGAAATGTCGTAAACGTGCGTCCCTCGATTCGGGATCGTTAACACGTAGAACTTATGGCCATGATCGGTGTACGAATACGAAAACGCATTACGCAGATCGGTTTCGTAGCCGTCTTTCAGGTAATTCGATAACTCGGTATTCGTTCCTTCATCACTCACAACAACCGGTGTATAGCCTTGCAGTCGATAGACCATCAGGTCATTGCCGAGAAAGAACGTAGTGTTGTCATCTTTCGAAATTGAAAAGCGCGCGTACAGCCCTCGCTCGACCGCCGCAGAGCCGTTGCGCTCAAACGGGAAGTCCGCATTCCCGGTGTTGCTCCATACCTCTATTGTTTCCTCGCCGAAGCACAAGGCCTCGCCGTGATCCTCAACTATCGCCAAGGTGTCGTCGGGAGATTTTTCGTTAGTGGCAAAATCCAGCGCATTGAAGTCCGTACCATCTCCCAGCGCCGAGATAAACCATTGGCCATCTGACGTGGAAAACAGAAAGTACCCATCCACAAAATCGACAGTATCCGCGCCCGGAAAATCAGGATCGGTGATCGTTGATAGGGTGCTTGTGCTGGCCGTATACACGTAGCCTTGGCGCCCGGTGCCAGTCACGACAACGAGCTGATCGCCGTTGTCAGACATTGATACGCGATCCGAGCCACCAATAGAGCCTATAACCGTTCCGGAAAATGACGAATCGAATTTGTACAGGGAGCTGCCAAACACAAAATACGGAACGCTCGCCATTTTGCGTGCGCCGCGGCATGCGCCAGATACCGTCGCGTGCTTTGTGCTTCCGGGGCATCCCGCCAAGGCGAATTGATTCCGTCCGCCCGGCGACGGGACAACAAAGCAATTTACCGAAGATTGATTGCAAATCACCTTCGACAGCGCTTGTTGTTGTGATCCCATCAAGTCAATTTTCAATACACTTGCTCCGGCATCAGGAACACAGAACCCTGCTCCGAATCGCTATCCTCCGCATCGGCGAGGGATTGCACCGCCATCGCCATAATGTCTGACTTGTCCTGGCCAACCACCTCATACATCGGGCAAAGCCGAAGCGCGAGGTTGTAGACAATGGCCTCCAGCCACTCCGAGGGGAAGTGCGGCGTATTGGCCAGGCTATCGAAGTCCTCGATATAGGATTTGTACGAAAACTTGATCGAGTCAGCCGCATCAGGCGACGGCCATACATATAAAACTGAGCGGGTCAGCTGAGGATCGAAATACACATAGACCGGCGTGCCATCCTGATCTTTGGACGGCTGGGTCATATACTCGTTGCGAGAGCGTATTTGAATCTCGGTCTCGACCGAATCCACCACCCGCCGAGCATTGGCTATCTCGATAGGGCGGTTGATAACCAGATCTGCGGTGGCAGGACCGAGCGTATACGACGCCTGACTGACCACAAGCGGCAAGGTGGCTTCTTGCCATACCCATGCCTTCAAGCCCTTTTTGGACCATGCTTTGCACATCCGATTAAGCGTGCGCATGGCGTAATCGAGCTGCTCGGCCGTCGGCGTTTCATCGTCTTCAATCCCGCCGATCAGGATTAGCGCGTCCTTGATTATCTCGGTGGCGCTCTGGTCGAAATTAACACTGGCCGAAGTAGTCATGGCTCCGCCTTATAAATCGTCTT